GCGTGGGCAGAAATCATGACCTCGGTAAAGGATTTTGGGGAGCCTGGCTTTATCTTTTCGGATAGCACAGAGTTCACCTTCAATCCCTGCGTTACTGGTGACACTCTAGTAACGGTATGCGATCATGGCATGATTGAAGATAAAAAGCTAGTTTCGATGGGGCAGATTTATCAGATTCCCATGAAGATGCTTGTTGATCTTTATACTTCCTCTGATTTGCCCCCAATGATTGTTTCCTACGACACAACCACCGGAAAACTCGAATTTGATATGTTGGATGCAGCTGCACTAACAAGGAAATCTGCTGATGTTCTTGAATTGGAACTAGAAGATGGTAGCAAACTCAAACTTACTCCGGATCACAAAGTTTGGACCGAAACCCGTGGGTGGATTGAGGCAAAGGATCTAACTCAAACGGATGTTATTCTAAAGATTTAACCCATGCGAAATCTGAGTTGTATAAATAAACATATAACACAGGGATTGAAATGGCAAACTATAAATTTGAGGAAACTTCTCCATATCTAGAGAACAACAGAACTCTGTTTGATAAGCCCGGTAACGGTACTTGGAAAAAAGAGTTGAAAGATGCAGATAAACTACACCTTAGCAGAGAACTTCAACTCTATTATTTTGATAAGGGTTGGGGGTTAAAACTCATAGCAAGGAATGTTCTTGGGTGCACCTACTCTGTTTCTAGATGTGTTTTTGACCTTTTGGGTATGGAAATAAGAAGAGGATCAAATGTTAAAACTGACTTTACATCGGAGTTGAGAAGAGTCAAAGCCACACACGAAAACAAAAATGCTATCGGATTTAACTCCCCAAAAGTTAAAAGATATGCTAAATCGGATACCAGGGGATGTCAGGGTTACTTCTATAACCCCTCAATAGATAAACATGTTTGGTTACGATCAAGTTGGGAATTTATATTTGCCAAGTTTTTGATAAAAATAGGAGTCAAATGGGATGTAGAAATCAAGTACTTTAACCTGGTGGACGGAACTAGATATTCACCAGACTTTTATCTATTTGATAATGATGGTAACCTAACCACTATAGTTGAAATAAAGGGTTACTTTGATAATCATGCATATAAGGCAGAAATGCTAAAGGAGAACTATTTTTCTGATTCATCGGTTAAGATAGTTCTAATAAGAGAAATAAAACGATATATAGAGACCGGATCAAATCTGGGTAAGGAATTAAAACAATGGAAATCAATACGCAAATCAAAAGACTGCATGTTAAATCAATCAGTCTAGCTCAGAACGAAGATGTTTATGATATTACGGTTAGAAAAAACCATAACTTTTTTGCCAATGGAATTTTAGTACACAACTGCGTCGAAATTGGAATGTACCCTGTCACCGAATCTGGCGTCTCTGGATTCCAATTCTGTAACCTCACGGAAATCAATGGTGGTAAATGCGTTGATATTGATACGTTTGAACGTGCCACCAAGGCAGCATCTATCATGGGTACGCTACAGGCTGGTTATACCAACTTCAAGTATGTCTCGGACGCAACACGGGAAATCACTGCCCGCGAAGCTCTTATCGGCGTGTCGATCACTGGCTGGATGAACAACCCCGAGATTCTATTCGATGAAGTAAATATGGTCAACGGGGCGCAGTGTGTGAACGGCTGGAACAAACTCGTCGCGGAGATGATCGGTATCCGCCAGGCAGCCAGAACTACCTGCGTGAAGCCATCCGGCAACGCCTGTACGGGAATTGATACAAAAATCCGGACAGAGCGTGGAGTTATGAGTATGGAGGAGATTTTTGATTACGTTACCTCGGGTGAACTAGACTTAAGGACTATTCCCGGCGGCAATTTTATTACCCCCGAAATCCCACTGAAGGTTTTTGATGAAGACAATGCATTACGGGATATTACTGCTTTCTATGTGAATGGTGATGTTTCTACATATGATATTGAATTTGAAGATGGAAAAACCTATTCATTCACGGGCAATCACAAATTGATGACAGTTAGCTCCGGGTGGAAATATGTGGCGGATCTAACCGAGGAAGACGAAATAGTTTCATTTGAATAACCTATGAACCTCCGTTAAACCCGAAATAAAGATATTATAAATAATATATGTTTAACGGAGGTCTCTAATGAATTATACCCCATATGTTTACTACATCAAAAATATCACCACGGGTTTGAAATATATCGGCTCAAAATATGCCAAAAACGCCATCCCAGATACATTTTGGATAAACTATTTTACTTCTTCTATAAAGGTTAAACAGCTTATTTCTACATTCGGTAAAGAAGATTTTGTGTTTAAGATTCTAAAGAAATTTGATAATGCTTATGACGCTCTAGAGTACGAAAATAAATTAAACCGATTGGCTTTTTTTCGTAAGGATTATCTCAACAATCATTATAATTTCTTGGGAGATAGAAATAGAGAAAAATTTGAAATAGATGTACTAAAACAAAAAAAGAGTGCTAGATTTACGTGCCTGATGCATAAAATAAATGGTACCGCTTTTCATGGCAGGAGTAAAGAGAAAATTATAGCAGATGCTAAAGCCGGTGGATTAGCGGCTGGAAAAATAAATAGACTATTGGGAAGAGCTATTTTTGATCCGGCTGTGAGAAGACGGCAGCATGAGACCCTAAGAGAAAGAAAACTATCTGCTTATTACAATCCGGAAATTCGAGCTGAAATTTGTAGTAAGGGTGGAGAAAATGGTTTTTATTCTAAAGTCTACTACGAGAAAAATGGCTTATCGGAAACTAGTAGAATAGAAGCGGCATCCAATGCGGGTAAAATAGGTGGCCCAAAAAATAAAGGTTTTAGATGGTATAATGACTCAATAAACTCATTCAAATATACACCAAAGCAAATAGAGATTAAGCCATTTGATGAATTTATACGAGAAAATAAATCATTTTTTGTTGGTAGAATGCCAGAAAAAATAAAGAGGGTTTGGTGTAACAATGGCAAGAAAAATTTCTTCATTTTAGAAGAAGATAGAATTATTAACAATTATACCCACGGAAGATTGGGTGACAGGAAAAAATATGGCGCTAAAAATCGTAAAGATTACAAAGAACAATCAACTGAAGCAAACGGTTGATATTGAGGTTGAAACTACACATTCATATCTTTTGGAAAATGGTGCAGTAAGCCATAACTCAGTAATCCTAGGAACCGCCTCTGGTATCCACGGGGAGCACTCGCCGATGTACATCCGGAACGTGCAGATGAACGAGAATGATGAAGTTCTGCAGCTCATGCAAAAGGAAAATCCATCTATGGTTCGTAAGTCGGTCTGGTCGAGCAACGGTACCGACTACGTTGTTGGCTTCCCGATTATCTCCAAGGAAGGATCTATCTACAAATCTACCCTGATGGGCGTGAAACAGCTAGACTTTGTGAAAAAGGCTCAACAAGCATGGGTGGAAGCTGGAACCAACTTGGAACTCTGCCGTCATCCTAAACTACGCCACAACGTGAGCAATACCATCACTGTGGACGACTGGGCCGAGGTCGAGCAATACCTGTTTGATAACCGGGCATTCTTTGCTGGTGTTTCTCTCTTGTCTGCTGCGGGTGATCGTGCCTATGCACAGGCCCCGTTCACTGAAGTATTCACTGCCCAGCAGATCATGGATCTATATGGAACGGGCTCGATCATGGCTTCTGGCTTGATCGTGGATGCGCTGCCGATCTTCGGAAGCAACCTATGGTATGCCTGCGATACAGTTCTGGGTATGGGAATGAAACTCTCCCCAGATTCCTCCGAACATCTATTGGCTCGGGACTGGGTTCGTCGGGCCAAAAAGTTTGCCGAAAACTTCTTTGAAGGCGATGTAGCCAAGATGACATACTGCTTGAAGGATTGCTACAATCTTCACAAGTGGAGTGAAATCGAGCGCACGATCAAGCCGATTGACTTCTCGAAGGAACTATCCAAGCAACAGTATGTGGACGCCGATACCATGGCGGCCGCGGGATGCAGCGGTGGCTCGTGTGAAATAAGTTTTTAAGCAACCACTCTCCATAAGGGCCTTCGGGCCCTTTTTAGTTTGTTAAATAGCATGGATCTAATAACATACTGGAGAATAATTTGTCCATCAAAGAAACTTTTACTTGCGATTGCTGCCAAGGCACATGCACCGTCCGTATTCCCGACGAATGCGAAGGAGACTACGAGATTGCATTCTGCCCGATGTGTGGTTCGCCCCACGAAGCAGATGACGATCTGGATGACTGACTGGATTTGGAACGGCATCCCATTTGATGAGTCGCTGATTCCCGAGGGAGCGTTGGGATTTATCTACCAGATAACCCGCATTGAAGACGGCAAGGCCTACATCGGCAGAAAGCTGATCTACTTTAGAAAAACTTCGGTGAAAACTCTGTATCGGAAACTCAAGAAGGGTGAAACCGGCAAGGGCGCGAAGTACAAAAAGAAAACCACTACCCTGGTTCATTCGGACTGGCGGGAGTACTGGGGAAGTTCCGAGCGACTTCTCCTGGACATAGAAACACTGGGGGTCGATAAGTTCAAACGGGAGATTCTTTGCTTCTGTAGATCCAAGGGCGAGCTTTCATATATGGAGGCCCGCACCCAGATGGATCACCGGGTGCTCGAGAACCAGGATCGATTTTACAATGGTCAAATTCAGTGCCGGATCCACCATTCGCACGTGGCCAAACTGAACGTGTAGATTTTACTTTTATTCCTGGGAGTGTTATAATAACTTATCAACACCCAAACATCACTAGGAAACATCATGGAATTTTACATAGTTGCAGGAACCCACAAAGAAGGCACTGATTTGGATTCGTCCAAGATATTTTCTGACTTCGAAGCAGCTTTGGCCTACGGTGAGCTCCTGTTGGCATCGTACGATGCATACGAAATTGTTCAACGCTCCGTGGAACAAAATGTCTGAAAAATCCAACCAACTCATCAACGTAAAGTTTGCCGGCATGGCCGATCGGGCCAAATTGCGTCTCGATGAGTTTGCCGTCAAATTCGCCAACGATCCTGCTCACGCCTTTACATGGT